GAAAATATGCCTTTTGTAGTAGGAAAGTGGTCGGAAGAGGGCGCTTCGAGGGTGGCAAAACGGGCGTAAGTCTTTGAGGTGTAAAGGGGTTGGAGAGTAGCTGGCTATTATGCTCACTACTGGTGTGGACAACCTCGCCGGCACGGCAGGCAACGACACCTTCAACGCAGACAACAGTATTGCTACTGCTCCTGTTCTGTCGGCTGCCGATGCGCTCAATGGTGGTGCAGGCACGGACACGCTGAACGTCTTCTCTGCTGGCGCAGCCTTCAATCTTCCCAGCCTGACCAGCATTGAGACGCTTAACATCTTCGATCAAAATGCCGACCAGAGCATCGCCTCCGCGAATTTCGCCAGCGTGACCACCGCCAACCTGATCCGTGGTGACGGCGCATTGATGCTCACCGGTGGTGCAAACCTCGCAACCGTTGGCGTGACTGATGTTGTGGCTGCCGCTGGTGGTGTTGTCCTGGCATTTGAAGCCGCCCGCACGTCTGCCACTGTCAACCTGAATGGTGTTACTGCTGCTGCTGCTGCTGCTAATGAAAACATCGACATCAATGGTGCAGGCCTGACCACGGTGACCGTCAACACGAGCGGCACTGCCTCTTCTTTTGATGTTCTGGACGTCGCTTCTGCAACCACCATCACCATCAACGCTGACGCCAAGCTGACGGTAACTTCGCTGGATACTGGCGCAACTGCCGCTGCCCTGACCATCACGGGTGCAGGTGCCGTGAATCTGGGTACCCTGGATACCGCTATCAACACCGTCACAGCCACCGCCGCAACGGGTGCATTGACTGCTGCGATCGGTGCTGAGGTTGATACCGTAATCACCTTGGGTTCAGGCAACGATGTCATCACTGCGAGTACAGGCACAATAGCTGCTGCATCTGCGTTGGCAGTTAACGCAGGCGCTGGTACCGGTGACGTTCTCGTGATCGGCGCAACCGCCCATGTCGATTCGGCAGCTGAGGCAGCCCGTTACACCAACTTCGAAATCATCCGCACAAACGACTCGCATGATATGTCTCTGGTTGCCGGGATTACCGGCTTGCAAGTTCTTGCGGCTACCAACGAAGCATTCACAAACTTGTCAGCGGCACAAGCATCTGCAGTTACGCTGATGGGGAATCAAGGCACTAACGTAACGTTCGGCGTCACCGGAGCCACCACCGTAGGCCAACTCGACACCCTGACACTCAAGATTGACGATGCTACCGCTGGTGCTCCCAGCACCATCGTGGTAGGCAACCTCACCGCCGCAGGCGTAGAAACCGTGCGTATTGTCGCCACCGACAACCTGACCCTGTCTGACGCCACCGGCCTGACTGCATTGACCCGCCTGGAAGTGAGCGGTGCTGGCACAGTGGGCATCACCACCGGCGGTCTGGCACTGAACGTCAACACCGTGGTAGACGCCTCTGCAGCAACCGGCGCCTTCACCTTCAATGCTGCTGGTGCCGGCGGCACCAACGGTATCGCAATCACCGGCTCCGCCACCAAGGCCAACACCATCACCGGTACTTTGCAGGCTGATGCCATCACCGGCGGTGCAGGCAACGACACCATCACGGGCGGTGCAGGTGCTGACAGACTCACAGGCGGTGCGGGTACCAACACCTTCGTCTTTGCTGCTGGCGACAATGGTGCTGTACCGAGTGCAACCGTGTTCGACATCATCACCGACTTCCGTGTAGGTACCACCAACATCATTGACTTTGGTGGTGTAGCACTGCTTAGCGGTAACGGTGGCACTCTGGGTGTAGGCCAAGCTGCCATCGCTGCCAACGGTATCGCAACCTTCAATGCTGCGGACGATACTCTGGCTGAGCGCATCATTGCTGTTCAGGCTGCGATTGCTGCATCCGGTACCCTCGGCGCAGAAGTTGCTGGTGAATTCGCGATCTGGCAGCAAGGTGCAGATGCCTTCTTGTTTGTCTCCGATGGAGCCGCAGGTGTTGGTGCAGGCGACGTGCTGATCCAGTTGGTTGGTGTGACTGTTGGTGCTGGTGGCGTGACTGTTGCTAGCGGCGACATTACAGCTATCGCCTAAGGGAAAAGGGGAAAACCGGGGAAAACCGCAGGAAAACCGGGGTCAGACCACGTTTTCCCCCTAACCCCAGCCGCTGCCTTCGGGTAGGGGCCGAAAAAAACCGGGGTCATAAGGAAACCGGGGTCAGACCACGTTTTCCCCCTAACCCCAGCCCCTGCCTTCGGGTAGGAGCCGGTTAAAATTTAAGCCCCGTCCTTCGCAAGAGGGGCGGGGGTTTTTTCATGTGCGCAGGGGCCTTTTGAGCAGATCGTAGCTATCCTCCACCGGCTCCTCGTCCTCATCCCGCCGCCACCACCGCCTCAAGGGAAAACCGGCGGGAAAACCGGGGTCAGACCACGTTTTCCCCCTAACCCCAGCCCCTGCCTTCGGGTAGGAGCCGGTTAAAATTTAAGCCCCGTCCTTCGCAAGAGGGGCGGGGGTTTTTTCATTGTTGAGCGGCATAGTGCACCATAAGATGCGAGAGCTTGGAGCCAAAAAGCGCGATGCTAGAATGAGGTAGGGAGGGATGTGGAAAGAAATGAATTTGTTCCACAAAAACTGGCCGAGCCGTCGCCAAAGAGGGTGGAGATTAATCACGAACGCAGATGCCACTGCTCACACATCAACTGCTCCTGCACCCCGACATCGTGGGCCGGTTTGTGCTGCAAAAGCCGGTCACGCCCTACGAGCGCAGTGTGGGTTTCACGTGGTACGTGTGCCCGGTGAAGATAGCCAACGAGCAGGAGTGGCTGCTCGTCAACGCAGAGTTCGGCTACTGCGCTTTGGCCGATACCGGCAGTGCGCCGGACATCGAGCGGGCAGCGCTTGATGCCATCGATCTCCATCTGCCCGATGGGCGCGAAGACGACAAGGTCAGCGTCAGCTTCAACCCAGACAGCATCCGCTGGCACACCGCCGCCAAGATGCCCGAGCACGTAGCCAAGCGCTACGAGCAGGCATTAAAGCAGATCCGCAAATGCAGCAATTGCCACGATGCAGAAGACGAGATCGAGCAACTCAACGACACGGCCTTGACCGTAGGCGGGCGAACATTCACACCGGCCGAGGGGCTGGAAGGCTTGCTGCTCGAACTGGCCGATCACTACAGCCACTACATCAAGACCACACCTTGGTGGAAGGTCTGGTGGCACGCCAAGGCAGATCAGCAGCCTTGGCTGGCGCAGGGTTTTGGGCGCAAGCGGTGAGAGCTGCTTGATGCGCTTGAGCCCCGGCACGCGTGGCCTGCTGCGGGCTGGAGCGTGACTCCTTGGGGTTTTTCAACACCACCAGCTCGTCTCGTAGGGTAATGGGAGGCCGTCTCGTTGACAATTGACAGAACAGTTGACACCAAACCCTTACTTCCCCTACAATCACCGTTACCCAATCACGCAACGGTTAACAGTCATGGGCTTTGGCACCTTCATCCGAGAGAAACGCGAGCAGGCCCATGTGCCGATGAACGAGTTCGCTCGCAGTCTGGGCATCTCGCCGGCTTACTGGTCGCGCATCGAGCGCGAGCTGGAGAAGGCACCCAAGGACGAGTTGATCGTCAAGGCTGCCGAGAAGCTCGCTCTCAACCCCGACGAGGCCTTCATCGAGGCCAGCCGCTTGCCACCGGATATGCAAAAGGACGTCAGCACCGTCGTTCGCCTGTATCGCAAAAACCTGGGTTAAGGCGGTGACATATGCCAGCGCTTTCCCTGCGGTATGACCACTGCGCCCTTCGCAAACCCCGCTACCTGAACAAGTCCGCCATCGAGACCGTGGCCTGCGAAGCCAGGGCACAGCTTTTAGCACCTGGCACGTATGCGCTGGCCCTGGGGCAACTGGCGGCCATCTCCGACCTAAACATCAACGGCCTGCCGTACCAGTTGTGGGTCAGCCTGGAGCATCCTGTCACCGACGAAGATGGCCAGCCCGTGCTGGGCCTGTGCGAGTTCGACCCGGACTGCGGTGAGGACGCGGTATCTGTGCTGGTATCCCCGGTTGGTGAGCAACTCACTCCAGAGCTGGCGCTGTCCACCTTCGCCCACGAACTGGGCCACGCCATCTTTGACGCCCCGGCTTGGCTGATCGCTGCCAAGCAAGGGCCAGGGTTGTTTGACGACCTCGATGGAGTTCAGCGCCGCGCCTACCGCACGGCCACGCCGGATGCCGACCATCTGGGTGCCATTGCGCTGGCGCAAAACACCGCCCTCGAGAAAGAAATCCGCATCGCCGAGTTCCGTGCCAACGAGTTCATGGGCTCGCTGCTGGTGCCGCGCGACCGCCTGCACGAGCTGGCAGTGGCCCGTGCGCCGGACTTCGACGTAGGCATCGAGCGCAACAGCGGCCTCTTGGACGAGCTGCATGCCGCCACGCCCCGGCTGGTCGAGCAAGGCACCTTCGGCTTTGTCGGTATGGAAAACCTCCAGCGCGAGCTGGCTGCCACCTTTGGCGTGAACCCCAAATTCATCCGCGTACGGATGGAGCGCTATGGGCTGCTGCCCGCTCAGCCTAGTAGAGGGCAAGGATGAGTCACTGATCGGATGCAAAACACGCCGGCCTAGTGTCGGCATTTTTTGAACGGCGTGATTAACAACACGCGCAACGGTTTAATTAAACGCCACTCGCAAAGGAGAGCAAGAATGGCAGAAGTCGAGGAAAAAGAGGGCTGCGAGCCAGATCCGACGGCCCTCGCCGCAGAGGCGGGGGCAGCGGGATGCGGCAAGCCCCGCAAGCCTCGGGCCACCGATGGCGGGCCGCAGCTTCTGCCCGATATGGGGCACTACGTGGCCCTGGTGCGCAAGATCCTGCACCGCCCACTGGTGGCGCAGTGGCTGCAGCACCTGCATACGGATGAGCTGCTCGGCATCGAGTGGGAGCACAAGGTCTGTGCCAGCTACAAGCAGAGCCTGTACACCGTGGTCGCGGGCTTGCCCGGTGCCATCCGTCAGCGGCTGGAGGAAGCTGCACAGCGCATCCTGCTGCTGTCGGATGACTGCGGCTGCGAGGCGGTCAAATCGCTGCTGAGCGAAGACGACCCGACAGAGCAACAGGCGGTGGCGGCTGCCGGTGACAAGTACGGCCGAGCGCTCTACCTGTACCTGCGCCGCCTAGCAGACGACAAGGATCGGCGCTTTGAGCAGGCCGAGACTGCCCGCCAGCAGCACAAGCAAGGCAAGTCTGAAGCCTACGCCAGCCACTTCCGCGGGCCCAAGGGCATCGACATTGCGTTGGACGAGGTTTTGAAGAACAAGCTCAAGACGGCAATTGCCGCCATCTACCCGCAGGCCCCGCTCAACGATGTGGTCATCGAGCATTTCCAGCGCCGCGACCTGACCCAGGACGAGGAGCGTGATGAGGATGCGGCACCGGTCTGGTTGCACACCATCGTGGTCGGCTTCAACGGCAAGGAAACGCACTGGGACAAGATCGTCGACGGCGAGGTGACCACGCGCCACGACCAGGCTCTGCAGCGCATCACCTTCTCGTATGAGCCAAGCACCGGCGCGCTGTCGGTGTTCTGTGAGGACAAGAGTGCCCGGCAGGAACTGGCCAAGGCGCTGCGCGATGTGGTGCTGGCCAGCGACACTGAAATCGCCGAGATGCAGCTGCGCGAGTTCAGCCTAGAGGCTTTCAGCAGCGCCGAGGTGTTCGAGCTGCTCAAGCCCGAACCCGGCGACGGCATTGAGCGCATCAGCATCAACCTGATCAAGGTGGCCAAGCCCTTCGAGCAGGATGACGAAAACGGCACGTATGATCTCACCAGCGAACTCACGGTGCGCCGCGACCGGCGTGACCGCCGCAACGTTTACACCGTGGCCTACGAGGACTACGGCCTAGACAACCTGAAGCAGTGGACGCTGTGCCAGGTCAAGCTGGTGCTGCGCAAGGCCAAGCAAAAAGACCGCCGCGCCCACAACATCACGGTGCAGATCACCGCGCCCAACGGCCTCAACGACAACGCCAAGACCGAGGATGAGCGCCAGCTGGTGATGCGCCTGCTGAAACGCTGGCAAATCGTCACCGAGTTCTGAGGAGGCGGCCGATGCTGACAGAGACGCTGCAACGCCTGGAGCGCTTGGACGGGATGGACAGCACGCTGTTTGGCAGAGAGCTGTTGAGCTTTGGCCGCGTGCTGCTGGAGCGGGGCTGGATCGCCGGCATGGGCTACTTCAGCCGCATGGATGTCGAGGTGATGGATGAGATCTTCGAGGAGGTGGAGCTCACGATCGATGAAGCCGCTGGCCGCTACACCTACCCGCACCCATTTCGGCGCAAGGTGATCCTGAGCGGCCCCTTGGCTGAGGTCACCCGCTACCGCTTCCAGCGTGAGCCTTTCTTTGACCACCTAGCCGCTCTGCTGGGCATCGCGCCCCGGTTTGCAGGCCGTCGGCGTTGCTTGCTCGAGCATCACCTCTGGTACTTGGGCGACATTCGAGTCGGCAAGCGCCACGCCTTCGCGCCGATGTTCTTTGGGCGACGGCTCAAGGTGCTGGCGGCCGAACAAATCACCACAGCCCTATCCGACCCGGCGTTTGGCACGGGCGGCGTGATGCTGACGCTGACCGATCCGAAGCTGGCTTTGCCCAACGGCCACCAGGTGCGCGCCGTCGAGGATCTGCTGAGGGTGCAGGGCGGCGAGGAGCGGTTCGATCTGCCGGTGCTGGAGCGGATTCTGGTTGGGCTGCCCGCAGACCCGGCCGACGAGCCCGAGGAGTGGTTCGATGCCAAGACGGGTGCGTTGCGACTGCAGCACCTGCAAGAGACAGCTTACTTCTCTGGCATTCAGTCGCAAATTGTGGAGTTTTTCTGGAAGGCGCGCCACGGCGCACCGTTGTCATGGGCGGAGGTCAAGCACCAGACATCGACAGCCAGCAAGGGCATTGATGACGCCTTCAAAGGCCGGGACTGGTCGCAGTGGATCGAGCGCCCTGGCCACGGCAAACTCAGGCTGCGCACAATCCGGCCGGAGCAGCGCTAGGCCCAGCCCGGGTTGGTTGGCCAGTTTTTGGGGAAACCCAGGTCGGCGATATCAACACCAGGATGGCGGGCAAAAATCTGCTCCAGATCTTCTTTCCAGCGGTGTGGCAGTCCGGTTTTGTCCAGCAGGTAGTGGATCACCGTGGCAGCTGCAAAAAACGCCTTTTGATCAGAAAACCGGATGCCGGCTGCCTTGTAGTTGGCTGGCGCCACCCCTTGTTTCACTTTGAGCAGTTGGCCGTGGTGTGCAGCGACATTGCGTACCACGGTCAGCGTATGAATCCACGACTGAAAAACCTCGGTCTGATCCACGTCGAAGCGCTTGCAGATGGCTTTTTTGTCGTTCGGGTCGCGCAAGATCGCATAGGTGCGCGACCACAGACCAAAGGAGACACACTCGCTGACAGACCAGCTGGGCGGCAGGTAGGGTTCGTCATGGCGGCTGAAGTAGTGCGACACGAAGCGCTTGCCGTCTGCGCGGCGAACTTCATCTTCGATTTTGCGAATCAACTGACCGATACCCCATTCCCTGGTGGGTTTGAAGATCGCCGGGTTCAAAAACCAGTGGGGTGAGTGCTTGAGGCTGAGATAGTTGCCCATCACGCAGCGCACGGCCACCTCTAGGCGGTCGATGGCTTCGATGGTGGCCGCCCGAAGTTCGCGGTCAAATTCACAGCGCTCAGCAATCCGGGCAAACGTATAGCCAGCCGGAAAGCGCTTGGTTGTCGGATCAACCAGATGAAACCAGTATCCCTTGAGCCTGTAGGCGCCAACGTAGCGAAGGTAGGCCAGGGCCTGGGGCGTCTCGGCCTCCGACAGGGTCAGGCCTTGGGATGTCCACTTCGCCAGTAGCTGCTCAGGCGAGGCGGCCAGCTTGGTGAAGGGGATCTTGCTCACTCAATGCGCGCTCTCAGAATAGAAAAACCCGCCTTTTGCACGTCTGCCGTGAGGCAGAACCCTGCCCGAAGGCAGGACGTGTGGCGGGTGTGTTGAAGCAATTATAGGCCTCGGCAGCCTCCTTGAGCAACAGGAGGGCTGTTTAACCGTTCTGTGGGCCAGGGTCGTTTCCGGAAAGTTTTCAGGAAATCGTCCAGACATCATCCGGAAACAGGTGCGAATAATAGGTAACTCCTTAACCTCCAAGGAGTTACGAAATGCAAACCTGTTCCCCGGCCCTTGCGGCCACGGCTTCGGCCACCCCCCTCGCAGCCGCGCTGGAGACTTCTGGCGTCTATCTGCCCATCCCCTACCTCGACCTCTCGGCTCAGGTCATCCGCGACCTGCCGCTGGAGCACGTCGCAGCCTTACAGCGCTTCATCGCCGAGGCCAAGTCCGAACTGGGCACCCTGGCAGGCATGGTGCAGAACGGCCTGGATCTGCGCTACGCCGATGCGGCCAAAGCGCAGTTGCTGACCCAAGGCAAAGACACCGGCACCGTGCATCTGGCAGACGATGGCTACGACATCGCGGTCGAGGTGAGTAAGGACGTGAAGTGGGAACCCAAGGGCCTGGCCGAACTCGTCGCCCAGATCCAAGCCGCTGGCGGTGATCCGCGTGAGTACGTCGAGGTCAGGTACAGCGTCAGCGAGGCCAAGTTCAAGGCCTGGCCGCAGACCTTGAAGGCACCGTTCGAAGCCCTGCGCACCGTCACGCCCAAGGCGCCCAAGTTCGTGCTGCGCCGCATGGATGCGAACGGGGAGGGCAAGTGATGAGCGCCCTCCAGTCCCTGATCTTCGAGCCCATACCGCTGCTCTGGGCGGAGTTGCGCGCCAGCTTGCCTCGCGCCATTGGCTTGCCCGATCCCGAGGGCAGCGCCGATGACGACGAGGGGCTGTTCAAGCGCATCGACCGCGTCACCCCCAACGAGCTGCAGCAGCACCTCAACGCACGCACCGGCGAGCTGCTGCTGGAGATCGAACAGATCCGGTTGCTGGGCGAACTGCACCAGCGCGCCGTCGCTGCCGGGTGCGGTGCCGATGCACCCGTGTTTGCCGCCATCGAGCGCCAGTTTGTCACCACACCCATTCCCCAAGTTCATTCACATCAAGGAGCCCAGTAATGGCCATCTCACTCAACCAACTCGTGCGCGCAGCGCACCCCAAGCCGCCGATCATGACCGTCTATGGCGTGCACGGCATCGGCAAAACCACCTTTGCCGCCCAGGCCCCCAGCCCGGTGTTCGTTCAGACCGAGGACGGGCTCGGCACACTCGCCTGCCCCCACTTCCCGCTGGCGGGCACGTTCGAGGACGTGATCGGCGCGCTGGCGGCGCTCTACACCGAACCGCATGAGTTCAAGACCTGCGTCATCGACAGCGTCGATTGGCTCGAAGCCCTGATCTGGGCCAAGGCCTGCCGCGAGCACGGCTGGGTCAGCATCGAGGACGCGGGCTACGGTAAAGGCTACGTGGCGGCGCTCAACCTGTGGCGCCAATACATCGAGGGCCTCAACGCCCTGCGCGACCACAAGGGCATGACCATCGTCCAGCTCGCGCACACCGACATCAAGCGCTTTGACAGCCCCGAGCACGACCCCTACGACCGCTACACCATCAAGCTGCACGCCCGCGCCGCTGCCTTGGTGCAAGAGCACTCGGACATCGTGCTGTTTGCCAACTACCGGATTTCCACCGTCAAGGCCGACGTTGGCTTCAACAAAAAGGTTAGCCGCGCCGTGGGCTCGGGCGAGCGGGTGATCCACACCACCGAGCGCCCGGCCTTCTTGGCCAAGAACCGCTACGGCCTGCCCGACACCTTGCCGCTGGACTGGACTGCCTTTGCCCAGGCCATGCCCGAAACCATCCAACCCTTGCTGCGTGCGGCCTAAGCCCACACCCCGAACCCGAACCCGAATCCGAACTGGAGCACTTTCATGGCTATTTTTACCCAGACCTTTGATGCCAACACCGTCGAGCCCAGCAGCTTTGATGTCTTTCCCGCTGGCAAGTACCATGCGCAAATCGTCGCCAGCGAGATGCGCCCGACCAAGGACGGTCGCGGCCAGTACCTCTTTCTGGAACTCGACATCTTGGAGGGGCCGTTTGCCGGTCGCAAGCTGTTTGACCGCCTCAACCTGGTCAACGACAACCCCGACACGGTAGACATCGCCACCCGCACGCTGTCGTCCATCTGCCGCGCCACCGGCCAGATGCAGGTCAAGGACTCCGAGCAGCTGCACCTGATCCCGCTGATCGCGGATGTGCGGGTGCGCCCACCCAAGGGCCAGTACGGCGAGTCGAACTCGATTCGCTACTTGCCAAGGAACGCGGCCGCACCGGCTGCGGCCGCCCGGGCACCCGCCGCCTATGCCGGTGCGCCAGCAACCGCGACTGCACCCAAAATGGCACCCACGGCGCAACCGGCTCGGCCTGCCACTCCATCTGCTCCGGTCGTAGGCGGTTTGCCCTGGCAGCGCCAAGCGTAAGGAGACGACTGCCATGACCGAACTCCAACCGCACTCGGCCACGGCAGCGCTGCCCGACACCCCCGAAGGGTGCCGGGCACGGCTGGCCACACTGCACAGCGAGACCGCAGCGATCCGCGTGCAGATTGCCACCGCCGACCTGCGCCGCCAAGCCCACAAGCAAGCGCTCGACGCCCAATGGTTTCACCGCGCCAAGACCGCGCTGCGCCTCAAAAAGGAGGAGGTTGCACGCCTCTCGGCCCGCCTGATCGAACTGACTTCCAAAGCCGGCCCGTCGCGCAAATCGGCCCGCGAGCAGTTCAAAGACGCCCTGATCGAGGCCATGCGCGCCGAGTGCGACGACGCACGCTGGAGCGCGCTGCTCGCGCGCGCCCGTTTGCTGCACGAGCAGCAAGAGGTGAGCCATGGCTGAGCTGCCCACCCAGACCTGCGCGACCCGCGACGCCATCTTCGCGGTCTATGAAGCCCAGGCCGACGACGGCTTGCGCCCTCACCTTGGGGCCTCCTTGATCGGCAAGGAGTGCGAGCGCGCCCTGTGGTTCGACTTTCGCTGGGCCACGGTGCGCCACCATCCTGGGCGCCTCCTGCGTCTGTTTGAGACCGGCCAGCTGGAAGAAGCCCGGCTGGTGCGCAATCTGCGCAGCATTGGTGCCACGGTGCTGGAGGTCGATCCCGAGACCGGGCGGCAGATCCGGGTGCAAGCCCATGGCGGCCACTTTGGTGGCTCCCTCGACGGCATCGCGCTGGGTCTGCCCGAAGCCCCAAAAACCTGGCATGTGCTGGAGTTCAAGACCCACTCGGCCAAGAGCTTCAACGACCTGGCCGCCAAGGGCGTGCGCGGCTCCAAGCCGCAGCACTTGGCCCAGATGCAGACCTATATGCACCTGACCGGTTTGACCCGGGCCATGTACCTGGCGGTGTGCAAGGACACCGACGAGATCTACGTCGAGCGCATCGAGCACGATGCCGCTTACGCCCAGGGGCTGCTCGACAAGGCGCAGCGGGTGATATTTGCCATGCTGGCACCGGAGCGCATCAGCGCCGACCCGGCCTGGTACCAGTGTCGGCTGTGCGATCACGCGCCGCTGTGCCGTGGGCAGACGGCGGCGCAAGTGAACTGCCGCACCTGCCTGCATTCCACGCCGGTCGAGGGCGGCTGGCACTGCACCTTGCACCGGAGCCCTTTGAGCCAGGCGGATCAGCGCGCTGCGTGCGCGCAGCACCTGTATCTGCCGGCGCTGGTGCCGGGCGAGCAGATCGACGCGGGCGACGGCTGGGTGGAGTACCTGTTTGGTGCGGGGCTGCGCTGGCGCGATACGGGCTTTGACAAGGTGGGCGCTGTAGGCGCGGCGGTGGAGGGCACGCCATGCAACTGAGCCTGCGCAATTACCAATCTGCCGCCATTGAGGCGATCTACGCCTATTACGGGCGCGCCAAGGGTGATGTTTGCATCGTCATCCCGACCGCTGGGGGCAAATCCCTGGTTATGGCGAGCTTTGTCGAAGGGGTGCTCAAGGCCTGGCCGGAGCAGCGCATCCTGATCGTGACCCATGTGCGCGAGCTCATCGAGCAAAACCACGCCGAGCTCAAACGCCTGTGGCCCCAGGCTCCGGCTGGCATCTACTCGGCTGGCCTGAAGCAGCGCGATCTGGGCGCCCGCATCCTGTTTGCTGGCATCCAGTCGATTCACCGCCGTGTGCGGGAAGTGGGCCACTGCGACCTGGTGCTGATCGACGAGGCGCACCTGATCCCGCGCGCCTCGAACACCCTGTACCGGCGCTTCCTCGATGGCTTGAAGCGCCAGAGCCCGCTCTTGAAGGTGATCGGCTTTACCGCCACGCCGTACCGGCTCGATTCTGGCCTGCTGCATGAGGGCAAGGATGCGATCTTTAGCGACATCGCCTTCGAGGTCTCGGTGCGCGAGCTCATCGATGCGGGTTACCTGGCACCGCTGGTCTCCAAGCGCATGGCGACCCTGCTCGATGTCAGCGGCGTCGGCACCCGTG